TTAACTTTGCTGTCCAAAAAGGTGCATCTAGCTAATGGGAATGTTCGCATTTAGGCGAATGAAGGAAAGGGAGGCTGCCGAGCAGGTGGCCTCTATTCCTGTTAAAACTTCAACACCAAAAAGAAAGCGTAAACCTAAAGCAACTACTGATGGCAATAACGATTCATCACACAGCAGGAGCAGCAAACGCAAATAGTTACATCTCACTTACAGAAGCAAATGAACTGATTGAAGGTTTAGTTGCTGATGATGATGTGATTGCGTGGGAAGCTGGAACAACAAGTGACGATTATAGAAATCGTGCTTTATATACAGCAGCACAGAGAATTGATCGTGAAAGATTTTTAGGTGCTAGG